GGAGATGCATTGAGCAACACCTTCAACTTCAGTTTACACTGGACGAACGAGAAGTTGTTCAACTTGTACTTCACGCGCGCGTCAGAAAAGTAGAGTTCCCACGGGTTAAAATTCCGCGTGGTGCCAACTACATCTGCCTCCGCCCACGTGAAGGAAGCGATGCGCACCGGCCGTGACAGGAACTTGACGAAGTCGATGTTCTCGGTCTGATCGATGCTGGTTACATCAGGTGGCGCAATGTCCAATCCCGCGACAGCGCCGCGAGACGTATCATTGAACGTCACCGTCTCATGCACATCTGCTGACAAATCCACCCCACTCATAGCGGGAATGGGCTCAGATTGCACACTCATATCAAGAGCCGTGTAGTCAGTATACACGGGCGACCCAACTGGGGTCGCACCAGGTGACGGTTCTGGTACCGTCACGCTACCTTGCTCGATTCTGCAGTCGAGCTCCTCAAATTGGTTGGTAGGTGCCATGTTATGAAGTGGGGGTGGCTAGCCCTCACACTAAAGATTTGTTCGTTAGATAGGTTTTCTCCTAGATTTGTCTAATGGGTTTTCTCCCAGGTTGCCGATCTACTGATCAGCCACTGGTCGCTGAAGCTTCACATGCTTCGAACGCGACCAGAAGTCATCGCGGAGGGACTCCCATGTGGGGAAGACAGTGTCGTCCATGTAGAGCTCAAGATCAGCGGCCTTAATTACCTCCTCGAATTTCGCCACCGACGTCTCGTAGATCTCTCGACCGTACCAGAAGTACTCGCGGATGGCGGTACCGATGACTTGCATTGCGTGATGGCGCGGCGTAACGTTGGGTTTCGCGACGCAGACCATCAACATTTTTTCAATGGACGATGTGTCCAGAGGGGCCACATAGGCGCCGATGTCTTCATCCCATCGCCAGGTGCGCTTCAAGAAGTTAGCATCGTTGATGTGGATGTATGGCACAGACGCCGCCTCTTTGTCGGCCATGGTGTAGCCGATGTCGACGAGGGCGAGCACCTTCTGGATCGCCGTGTGGTTGAACCACTCCGCAGCCTTAGACACACCCATGATGTTATCGTCACCGTACGTCATGAGAGCGACATTGGATCGGAATGGTGTGCGGTCCGTCGGAGGGCGGAGGACGAGGTAGCAATAACGCATATAGAGCGAGTTAGCCAGCCCGTTGACGATGACGGTCAGAGGGTGCCCCGAGGGGTTGCTCCCGTAGAACTCAATGAGATCTCCGTTGAAATCGACCGTTGGAAAAGCTGTGTCATAGGCGATACCACGGACGACCTTGAGATCGTCATCTGCATAACCCGAACGGCGGCATAGGTCGTAGATGATGTCGAAGGCGGCCAAGATGACGTTAGCTGGCATGCGCTTGTCAAACTTGGAGTAGTCTCCTGCTACAATACGATCTTCACCGTGTTGAACCAAGTACTCGCGGATGGCCTCCCACTCCAGACTCTGCGCCACAGTGCCGGGTCCCGTCTCGTAAGTGAAACGGTTCTTCTGCATGTGGATGATGACTGAGAGGAGGTACATGCGCACCACGAGGGTGTAGGAGATACCAGACGCTGTGAACACTCGGGTCTTGCCTTGAGCACTCTTCTCGAATGTGACAGGCTCGTCCTTCAGGTGACCACAGTACACTGTGTGCACGCGCTCACCTCGTTTGTAGGTGGCGATCATGTCAGCGACTGTATCCTTGATCTCGTCGACGACGTCCATATCCGTAGATTCGGCCTCGTTCAGAAAGTACATGAAATGCTTCTTGGACTTCTTGTAAGGTGCACCTGCACTGGATTTGCGGTTCATCTTATCACAGTAGACGAGTCCTGGGCAGCCGTTGATAGCCACGTCCAACGGGTAGACGTGGACACCACCGACACCACAGTTCGATGTCTCCGCGATGAAGTTGTCTCGCGCTGCGTCGAGCACATCATTGTCCATCAACACCACGGGGCGGGTTGTATCGTTCAGCGCATTGACCCATGGACGCTTGGTCATGTCGGGTTTCGTGCGAGATGCTTCGTAGCCGTACTTCAGCAGGAATGGTGCGATGAATGTCGCGACCACGTTGGTACGACTCCGTTGCCTGAACTCGTTAGTAAAGGACCCGATGACGTTAGCGACTCCGTTGTTGGCATTCTTGATGACGCTCTGTGTGGAGAGATCGCCGAGATTGCGCGTCACGGATGGGGCTGAAATCTTGACCGCACCGCGCGAGCAGTACTCTGGTTCGAGCGTGTTGCACGCCTCGATGACGGTCTCCATGTCTACTTTCATAGCCATGACGGATTCCTTGTTGTTCCCGAGTGTGTGGATGCCGAGAATAGCCCAGCCTGCGGGCGTGTTCGACAAGAGGAATGATCCACAGTCACCAAGGACAGTGGGAACCGCGACGCGGCCTGTCCACACGGGTTGCTCAATGAGCGCTTCATGCGAAAGCCACTTGCGCGCCTCCAACTTGATGTTGAACACCTCACGAGTCCACGATTTGCCTGTGACATCTCGCCCGATGTACCGACCTTCCAGCAGACCCACATAACTCTTCTTGCAAAAGTAGTTAGTGATGTCTGATGAGGGTGGGCGACAACGGAGCTTGATGAAGGCGAGGTCCTTCTCCGGGATGCGGTGCACCATGGATTCTGTGATCTTGATCCCCTTCATACTCCCTGACAGCGTCCCCTTCTTCTCACACACCACGTCTAAAAAGAACGGGCAGGTGGGGGGGATGCCGTGGTTGTTGAGGATGTACGTGGCTCCGCGGACGTTGACAGCTGTCGTAATACGCGTGGCACCGTCCCCATGGGAGATGAACATGCACGTCGCCGCTTCGATGTGTTGAGCGATGAGGTTGCCGTCTTGGCCCTTCGAACACAGAGTTGTCTGGGACAGATCTGCGGTCGAGAAGGGGTACTTGTCGGCGTACGAAGGTTTCTCAACGTACTCCTCGCTCACATCGGGGCGCTTGCCGATAGCAGCAAGGTTCTCGTGCGTCGCGTGGTGCTTAGACGAGACCCCTCCCTGGACGGGTGTAGTCCCGAAGAATCCTCGGACGGCGCTGATGGTTTTGTAAGCCACAAGACAACCGCCCACAGCCAACGCGATGTTGCGCATCTTCGTGCCGCCTCCGAGGGAAACCTCGTTCACGGCACCGACCGCACCTAAAGCGGCGCGGACGAGTCGGAACTTGAACTTACTGCGGAG